CTTACAGAAGAGTATAAGAAGAAAGAAAAAGCTGTAGAATCTAATGCAAAAAGTATAAATAATTATACTACTAATTTAAATAAGGCTGAATCTGAACTTACTAAAATGCAAGGGGAGTTAAATAAAACTACTGCTGAGATAAACAAAAATAATAGTGGATGGATACAAGCTGGTGAAAAGTTAAAATTAAGTGGTGAACATTTAACAAATGTAGGTCAAAAAGCTAGTAGTGCTGGAGATAAAATATTAGCCTTATCTGCTCCATTAGTAGCTATGGGTGTTGCGGCAGCTAAAGTTGGTATGGATTTTGAAGCTCAAATGAGTAGAGTTAAAGCGATAAGTCAGGCTACAGGATCGGAATTTCAACAATTAGAAAACCAAGCACTAGATTTAGGGGCATCAACAGCTTTTAGTGCTAAACAAGTTGCAGAAGCTCAAGAAAATATGGCTAGTGCTGGATTTAAAGTAAATGAAATATTATCTGCTACTCCAGGTGTATTAGATTTAGCAGCATCTAGTGGAGAAGATTTAGCTACAAGCAGTAATATTGCGGCAGGTGCTATAAGAGGTTTTGGACTTGAAGCAAGTCAAAGTGGACATGTAGCAGATGTATTGGCTAAATCAGCAGCAGATACTAACGCTGGTGTGGCTAGTATGGGCGAAGCATTTAAATATGTTGCACCAGTTGCACATGGAGTAGGATTAAGTTTAGAAGAAGTAAGTGCAGCAGTTGGTATGATGGCTAATGCCTCCATAGATGGTTCTACAGCAGGTACAACATTAAGAGGTGCGATAGTAAGGTTAGCAAATCCATCTAAAGAAGCAGCAGGAGTAATGGCTGAATTAGGATTCAACGCCTTTGATAGTAATGGGAAAATGAAAGGTCTATCTACAATAGTAGACGAATTAAGCAAGGCTACTGCTGGTCTTACAGATGAACAAAAACAACAAGCAATCGCAGAGATATTTGGACAAGAAGCATTAAGTGGTTTAACTGTATTAATGCAGGGTGGAAAAACTGAACTTGATAAGTTAACAGAGAGCTTTAAGGGTTCCGATGGTGCGGCTAAAAAAATGGCTGAAACTATGCAAGACAATGCTAAAAATTCTATAGATCAAATGATGGGAAGCCTTGAAACAGCAGGAATTAAACTAGAACAATCTTTAGCACCTAGTATAAAATCTGTAGCAGATTCTGTAGGAAATATGGCAGATAAATTTGCACAATTAAGTCCTAAAACACAAGAATCTATTCTTAAAACAGTAGCATTTAGTGTAGCTTTAGGAGGAGTACTTAAAGTTGGTGGTAGTGTAGTTACTTCTGTAGGTTCTATTGTTGGAACTGTTGGAAAGTTAAGTGGAGTATTAGGAAAAGCAACAGTAGCTACAGAAGGAATTGCAACAGCTTCAACAGTTGCGGCAGGTGCAAGTGGTGTAGGTGGATTAGCTGGACTTGGTACTGCATTAGGTGGTGTGGCAGTTGCAGCAGCCCCTTGGCTTTTAGCAGGTGCAGCTGTAGCCGGTACAGGCTATCTTATATATAAGGGTATGACACAGGAGGCTGTTCCTGCTGTAGATTTATTTGCAAACAAAGTAACTACATCTTCCACTAAGATTATGACAGACCACGGAATGATGACATCACAAATTGAAACAAATACTATTAAAATTAGTGAAGCTACTAAACAAGCTGTAGGAGCTTATATTAAATTAGATGATGATGCTAAAAAGTCTTTAACAGATTTGTATGTAAATAGTAGTGTAATAACCAGTCAAACAGTGGCAGATATAGTTGGAAAATATAATGAAATGGGTGCGCAAATTAAGACAAATATGGATAAGCACTACAATGAAGAGTTGACTACTATGCAACAGTTTTTCCTAAATAGTAAAGCATTATCAGATACAGAGGAAGCTAATGCTCTTATTGATTTACAGAAATATAATGCTGATAAGAAAAATGAAATTGATATTTATAATAATCAAATCTTAAATATAATGCAAACTGCGGCAAATAATCATAGGTCTTTAACTCAAGATGAGCAACAACAAATTAATTCTATTCAGGAAAAAATGAAAAATACAGCGATAGAAACATTAAGCGACAATGAAATAGAAAGTAAGGTAATATTAGAAAGAATTAAAGATTATGGAGTAAAAATTACAGCAGATCAAGCAAGTGATATTATTAAAAATGCTAATAACCAAAGGGATGGAGCTGTTAAAGCAGCTAATGACCAATACACCGATACAGTAAAAAACATAGTAAAAATGAGAGATGAAAGTCACACTATAACCGCAGATCAAGCGGATAAGTTGATTGCTGATGCAAAACGACAAAAAGACGATAGTATTAAACATGCTGAAGATTTAAGAGATGGTGTAGTAGAAAAAATAGAAGACATGAATGGTGATATAGAGGATAGCGTTAATACTTCTACAGGCAACATTCTTACTTGGTGGGATAAATTGAAAAATTGGTGGGATAGTTGGACACCAAGTGCCAAACACTTCGATTATAGTTATTCTAAAGTTGGAGGAATAGATGGGAATTGGACAGGAACTAATTATTTTGATGGTGGCTCAACCTATATGCATGAACGTGGATATGAATTATATAATCTTCCTAGAGGTACAAGGATTTATAATCATGATGCGAGTGAAGAATTGGTTAAACAAACAGCAGAAGATGTTGCAACTAAGGTAGCTAATAGTGTTTTAGCTAATGCAGGTGGTAGTGGAGTAAATGTAGTACAAAATATTTATGCGACAACTTCTAATCCTAGTGAGTTAGCAAGAAAAACTAAAAATAATTTACAACAATTAGCATTATCTTGGTAGAAAGGGTGAGGTATTTGTTAAAAGAAAAATTAATATATACCAATGAACAAGGCTTAAGTGCAGAAATATCTCACTTAAGTTTTTTCTTTTTAAATTCTGTAGATGGTTTAGGGTCTATTAAAAATACAATATATACATCAAAAGGCATTTTACAAGATGGCGTTACAGTAACAGGAGAGAATTTAGATGTAAGAGATATTACTATAACAGGTAGTATTAATGCTACAGATAAAGAAGAAATACTAAAATACAAAAGAAAATTAATGAAAGTATTTAATCCTAAAATTGATGGTACTTTAAGATATGAACTTGGAGACTTTATAAAAGAAATAGATTGTAAAGTTGAAACTGCTCCAACATTTCCTTATACAGATAATAGGTTTAAAACATTTTCTATTCAATTATATTGTGCTAATCCATATTGGAATGATATAAGCGAGACTAAAGAAGAGATAGCTCAATGGATAGGTAGTTTTGAATTTGATTCTATAAATGGATTAGAACTTACTAGCACAGGCATTGAAATGGGATATAGAGAGCAAAGTCTTATAGTTAATGTAATAAATGAAGGTGATGTTGAGTGTGGTATGAGAGTTGAATTTAAAGCACTTGCAAGTGTAGTAAATCCAAGTATTCTTAATGTAAATACTCAAGAATACATAAAAATTAATAAAACTATGGAAGCAGGAGAAGTAATAACAGTTACTACTAATTACGGTAATAAGAAAGTACAAAGTTATTTAAATGGTGTTACAAGTAATGCTTTTAATTATATAGATTTTGAAAGTACATTTTTACAATTGGAAGTTGGAGACAATCTTTTCCGATATAATGCTGATACTGGAATTGATAATTTAGAAGTATCTATTTATTACACTCCAAAGTATTTGGGGGTGTAAACTATGGAAATTTATGTGTTTAATAAGAATTTAGAATTCCAAGGGATTATTGATATATTTACAAGTCTACAATGGACAAGAAGGTATTATGAAAAGGGAGAGTTTGAGTTACATTGTGCGATAACTACAGATAACTTAAATTTGTTAAAAAGGGATTATGTGATTTGGAAAAAAGGTGATACAGAGGCTGGTTATATTGAGTATAGAAACTTAAAACAAGATAAAGACGGAAAAGAAGAATTAGTTGTAAAAGGAAAGTTTTTAATAGGGTACTTAGATCGGAGAATAATTTGGAGTACTGAGAATTTAAATTCTACTGTAGAAGTTGTTATGAGAACATTAGTAAATGATAACTGTATTAATCCAACGGATACTAATAGGATTATACCTAATATGATTTTAGGAGATTTGAAAGGATATACAGAAACATTAACCAAACAAGTATCTTATGATAATTTATTAGAAACTCTGGAGACAATAGGGACAACTTATGATTTAGGGTATAGAATAAATTTTGATACTACTAATAAGAAACTTGTATTTGAAGTTTATAGAGGTCTTGATAGAACTGTAAATCAATCCACTAATTCTATAGCAATTTTCTCTAAAGAATTTGATAATATTTTAGAACAGGAATACACGGATAGTTTAAATAATTATAAAAATTTAGCACTAGTTGGCGGTGTTGGTGAAGGATCTGCAAGAAAGATGGTTACTATTGGAACTGCTACAGGTTTAGATAGGTTTGAAATATTTGTTGATGCAAAGGATACTAGTAACACCACAGAGGATGAACTTGGAAATACTATGACGTTAACAGACACTGAGTATAATAGTCTGTTAACAGAAAAAGGAACTTCCACACTTGCAGAATATACAGAAATACAAACATTTGATAGCACTATAAATGTTAACAGTAACTTAACTTACAAAACGGATTACGACTTGGGTGATAAAGTTACTTGTATTTCTAAGAAGTGGGAAATAGTAGTTGATGCTAGGTTAACAGAAATAAAAGAAATATATGAAGAGGATGGATTTAGCATTGATATTACATTTGGAGATGAAGTACCAACACTTATAAATAAAATAAAACAATTAATAAAATAGAAAGGGCGTGTTATTTTGACAGAAAGAAGTGGATTTTTTAATTCTGTTAATGGTGATAGGAAATATGATGCTTCTAAATTTGCAGAGTATTTTGCAAGTTTTCTAGGAAATGGAATATTTCCTAGTCCATCAACAAATTTACAAATAATGGCGAATGGTGATATGACCGTTACTCTAAAGTCAGGAAAGGCTTGGATTAACGGTTATTTTTATTATAACGATAGTGATTTAGTTCTAACTTTAAGCACAGCAGATGGAATACTGAATAGGATAGATAGAATAGTAGTTCAGTACAATACAACAAATAGAACAATAACTGCAAAAATTAAACAAGGTACATTTGCTAGTTCTCCTGTTGCTACTGACCTAGAAAGAGATTCAGATGCATATGAATTAGGTTTAGCAGATATTTATGTCGGTGCAGGAGTAACAAGTATAATTCAATCTAATATAACAGATTTAAGGATGAATAGCACTTATTGCGGTGTAGTTGATAGTTTAATTACAGTAGATACATCTACTTTATTTACACAGTTTGAAGATGGATTTGACACATGGTTCAACTCTGTAAAAAATACTTTATCAACAGATGCAGCAGGAAACTTGCTTAATTTAATTAATAATCACAAAGCAGATGCTATTTATCAAGTAGCAGAAGGAACAGCTACAGCAATAACTTTAATAATAAGTGAAACTTTAGAAAATGGTCTTCCCATTACTTTTATTGCTTCTGAAAATAATGGCGGAGCTACAACAACTGTAAATAGTATACCACTATACAAACCAGGAACAACAATTCCCCCAACACTAAAAAGTGGTAGGGCATATGCTATTTGGTATAACTTGAGTGATAACTGTTTTTTTATCAAAGCTAGTGCGGAGGGTTCTGTCATTGCTTCTCATGTACTAGCAGGAGAAACTTTTAGCAATGACACAGATATAGGAATAGAAGGAACAGCACCTTTAAAATCTGGAATTACATATACTCCTACAACAATAAACCAAGTTATCACATCAGGATTTGAAGACGGAACATGTATAGTAAAAGGTGATGCTAATTTATTGTCTCAATATATCGCTAAAGATATTACTTGTTTTAATGTTACTGGTTCTCATATAGGTATAACAGCAGGAGATCAAGTGTTATTAAGTATATTACCAACATGGGATAATCCTCCACTGACTACTTTTGGTTCTTCATCACCAACAAAATTTTTAAATGGTATACAGATGAATGTAGCTGGTACATTCAGAGTATCATGTGTAGTAAATGGAGCGAATTATAGTGGAGAGCATCACAAATACCAATTTTATAAAAATGATGTTGCAATAGGAAGTGTGTTTGACTTCACAGCAGATGGCAATGCTCAGCATACCATTTCTCAAGATTTTACATGTGCTGTAGGTGATATAATAACACTTTACGGATGGTATATTCAGACAGGTTCGGGTTCAGGTTTTGAGATGAAAAACTTTCAAATTTGTGCAGGAGCACCTACTACTATAACATATGCTACATCATTATAAATATAGGAGGTAAAAGAATATGACATATAAATATGAATATACAGATGATACAACTAGACAGACTATAATAGATGCACATACAGATAAAATTTTATTGGAAGACCAACATTTTCTAACTGGCAATTTTCTTGTATTTTCTGAGGTAAAACCATTAGAAGACCAATTAAATGATATAAAAAATAACACTGACTTAATTATTTTAAAACAGGAGGGAATAGTGTAATGGTAAATCAAGTATATGTAGACAAATTAGTAAGTCTTATAAAGCAGGGAGTTATAGTAATAAATGATATAAAAATACAAGAATATAAAGATGCTGTACAAGCAGCATTGAATGCATAGAGACTAGAGATAGTCTTTTTTATTTTATCTAAAAGGGAGGTTTTTTTATGGCAATAGAAAGAATAGGATTAATTACAAATTATAATAAACAACATCTGCAAGGATTAAGCACAGATACAAAACCAACTACAGGTATTGACCCAGATAGTACATACTATGAACTTGACACAAAACAATCTTGGGTTTTCAGTGTAGTTAATATCAATCCGTTAACGAGTAACGGATGGTGGGAACTATAGAAAGGTGGTGATAAAAATATGAAAAGAGAAGAATTAAGTATACTAGCAAAAGAGAATAGAAATGCTTCGCAATTGGATGCAATTCCGAACCAATATAGAGCAAAAACTATTCCCTTGGAATTAACCGATTTATCAGATGTTGTTAAAAATACTTTTAACGGTACTGGAACAATACCACCAGATAGTTCGGTATCGCCAGTTAAAATTGCAGGAGCATCTGTAATAGATGGATATAATATGCGACCAATGTTTGCAGATGTAAAATCAGGAACTTATTGGACTGACGGTTCAAATAATATAGTCAATAACGTTGTTGCAAACTATCTTTGTTTTGCAGTAGATGTAGAACCAAATACAATATATAAATTCAGTAGTTTATCTAATTATGTTTTTACTGATTCTCTAGGGGTATATATAAGTAAGGGTGGTTCAACAAATCCTTTGACAACACCTGCAAATGCCGTAAAGGGATATTTTTCAATTTCAACAACTGGTGGGGTAACAATTGATGATGTTGTAATGTGTAAAGGTACAGTCTTAAATTCAGAGGTACGATGTAAGATTAATTGGTTAGATGATACTGTACCTTTATTGAGTGTTTCTACAGAGAATATTGTAGACAATTCAATTGAAGAGAGCAAAATAGTTGATAATGCGGTTACAACAAATAAAATTTTAGATGGTGCTGTAACGGATACAAAATTTGGAAATGGTGTTATTACCCCTTTGAAAATTAATAACATTAAAATCGTTGATGGATATAATATGCGACCAACTTTTACTGGAATTAAAGCAGGTACTTATTATTATACAAGTCCAAATATTACCAATAATGCGACTGCTGGTTATGCTTGTTTTGTTGCTGATATTCAAGAAAATACTCAATATATAGTATCCGATATGTATTGGTGTATTTTTGTAGATGAAAATGGCACATTTATCAGTCAAAGTAATGTAGGAACAACATTTACATCTCCTGTAGGGGCAGTAAAGGCTTATATCTCATATCACTCAACAATTGTATTATCAATAGACGATTTTGTAATGTGTAAAGGAACAGCTCTCAATTCAGAAATAATATATACCCTCGACTGGCTAAAGCCAAATATTATTGATAACTCTTTAGGAACAGAAAAAATTAAAAAACGTTTTTATAATCCTGTTACAAAAACAATATATATGGATACTGCAAATCCTTTCAAACTATATTTTAGAAATGTATTGTCACTTCCAAAATGTGAATTTTATGGGGGACAGCCAAGCACAGGTTTGACAGCAGATTATTATAATGACTATGTGCAACTTAGTACGGTAACAGCAGGGACATATACATTGCCATATGAAATTTATGATGATAATTACCAATTACTTGACAGTGGAACGATTACAATAATAGTAAAAGTAGTTAATCCAAGTAATTGCAAAGTATTGATTATTGGTGATAGCACAGTGTATGGGCAATCTATGGTAGATGGTTCAACAACTAATGTAAAGCCAATAAGTCAAAATTTATATGAAATGTTTAGTAATAGTGGTAAACAATTAACACTATTGGGGACTCAGGGTACAGCACCGTATAAGCACGAAGGTTATCCAGGTCGTGCTGTTAGTGCGTTTTTTAGTGCAGGTACATCATTTAATGGTACTGAAACATTCGGTACATTCGATTTTTCATACTACATGACACAACAAGGATATGATTCTGTTGATTATGTTATTATACAACTTGGTATTAATGATATGTCCCATGAAAGTTTTGTCAATGTGGATACATTAGCAAATCAATCAATTAACTATATTTCTCAGATGGTGCAGTCTATACAAAATTATAACAGCAATATAAAAGTAATTATTAACCTTACCATTCCACCGAATAATGATAGACGTGTATGGACTGCACAAATGCAAACCCTTTCTCCTGTTAATTTTATAAAACAATGGATATATCACAACAATAATAGTAATTATGTAGAAAAGTTGCAAAATAAATTTTTAAATACTACGAATGTATATATTGCACCAACAAATTTAGTGCTTGATACAACAATAGATATTAGTGATTCTGTACATCCGACAGCAGATGGATATACAAAACTTTCTCAAGTAGATTTTGATACAATAAATTACATTCAAAATCCATAATAGTTCGTCTTTGAAAAA